AAAGGTAACTAACATGGCACTCACTTACGAATGGAAACTAACTGGACTCAAGAAAGGCAACACCGAGTCAGCACAGGATGTCGTTATCGGCACTCGATGGGAACTTACTGGTACGGATGAAGATGGCAACTCTGGCACTTTTAGCGGTGCGACTCCGTTCAAGCTAGAGAATGTAGAGTTTCACAACTTTGTGCCTTACGAAAACCTAGACCAAGACACGGTGATTGGATGGATTCAAGCCGAAGTGGTCGATGGGTACAAAGACCATGTTGAGCAGAAAATCCTTGCCCAGATTGAAGCTGTAAAGAGCCAAGTCAAGGATGTGCAAGCTACTGACTTCCCGTGGGCAGAACCCGTTGTCGAGCCAGAAGCACCCGTAACGACTGAAGCGGTAGAAGCCGATGGCTCTGCCGAGTAGTGGCACAATAAGTGTGCTTCAGGTAGCGCAGATGTTTGGCGGTAGTACGCCACACTCGCTATCTGAGTATTACAAGGGCGGTTCTTATGTATTAACAACAGACACCGTACCTAATGTGCCGACTAGCGGAACTATATCTTTGTCCAACTTTCACGGTGCAGAGATTGTTGAAAGCTATGTGGCAACCGTAACGGCAGGGACAGCGCGTAACAATGAGTATGATGCGCTTCCTTCAACCGTAAGTCTTGAGGTAAACACAAGTGGAGACATGGTCGGCACAGGAAATACTTTAGACTTTACAAAGGACTGGATTACGGGAACACCAAGAAGTGTGTATCAGGCTCGATTTACCAAGATGTCAGATACCACAAGCGGTTCAGGCTCAAGCGATATAGTTGGTACTTTTGATACATGGCAAGAACTAAATGCTGAGATTAGCTTGACGGCTACCGCAGATAATGGCGTAAACCTGACAAGAACTATTACTGTAAAGGCAGAGGTACGGCGGTTAGTAGATTCCGTAGTAGTTAGCACCACAAGCACGAATGTATTAACATTGATAGCCCACAGCAATGTCGGCGCACCACCTTAAGGATTTAACATGGGTCAGATATTAAACGGCAGTAACTTGATTAAAGAACTTTATAAGGGTAGCACCCCTATTAAAGAGGTGTGGATCGGCAACACCAAGATATTCCCTACGGGCACTGGAGGTGGTGGCGGTAGTAGCGGTGATCAGGGCTTTGTGTACGATGTAACCCCTGTCGTTATCTCAAAGACCACAAGCAATCCGTCTGGTGGCTCGACCACCAACACTACCTATGTCAAGTTCCTGACAAACGGGTACATGGACTTCGATGGCGCAACCACATCTTTGGCATGGACTCGATGGAATACCAATGTTGGTGCTTTGGTTACCCCAAAGGTCAAGTTTGGTCTTGCAGGCGTTGAGCCTGCCTTCAGTAGCATCCAAGTCAGCACAAATGGTGGCTCTACATGGGCAACTATTGTTCAAGGTACAGAATATAGTTTGGCTTCTGGCGTATGGCTTCGTCTGGTTAAGACTTCAACAGCAAGCAGTGCGACTACTGTGCCGAACATTATTGTCACCTACATAAACAACTCTGTTGATATTCCGTACAGCATTGACATGACGATTACTTCGGCAGTTAATGTGTCGGCTAATCCGTTTGTCACTAATTTCGGTACTATTCCTTCTGAGGTGCGCACTCCGTGGACAGATGAAGCTGTATCAGACTTCTACATTTATGGCAGGACACACCCAATTACGGCAGGAAAGATTGTGGTCGGGCAGGCTCTTGCTCTGGGCGATCCTAAAGAGTACGCTTATTACGACTGGATTGTTCCGTCTGAAACTGCGCCATCTGGCACTTATACCGTAGTGCTTAGTGGCTTTAGTGTAGTGACTAACGGCACATACTCTTTGGCGGATACTGGAGAAGTTTATTTCTCTATTAGCGCACAAGGCACTTCATCTACCGTTGGACAGACCGTGACAGATAGCGGAAGTGTTGCCATTAAGAAAGACGGCGTGACCGTAAGTTCTGGCACGATTACCTTGTATGCCCGTTCACAAGGCGTTATTGTCTGATGATTGGCGGTGACCGACCAATAGTTAAGCAGGTGATGAAGGGCGACAACTTCAAACTTCAGCACATCTTTCATCAAGCACCAGTGTATGTCGATTGGCGTACTGAAAAGAATGACTGTGTGCTAAAGAATCATATACAGAATGGCAGGGTCGCAGAGATCAACGGCTACTGTTGCACAGATTTCAATTGCAAAATTACGCTGACAGGCTATTATGCAAATGGACAGCGCGATAGTGTAAACTTTGTAATACAACCAAGATTCACCGATGACCGTAATCGTGCGCAGTTGCTATTAGCGCAGACAGGCATCAACACATACTATTTACTTTGCGAAGACGGACAACCACTGGCATATGAAAACCGTAATACTAACTGAAGACCAAGCCGTTCGACCGTTTGCCTATGAGATGATCGTGGGCGAGCAGTTGCCTGTTACTGTATTGATGAAATATGCACCAGACAGCGCAGTGTGGGCGATTGGCGATGGTCTGGAGTTGATTAGCGAGTCGGTCATTGGGCGTGAGGTATCGGCGTTGATCAAGGCAAAGCAACCAAGCCAGATCGGATACACTGTGGGCGACACTACGGAAGCCGTGTGTACCACTTACACTACGGCGCATTCCGATCCACACCATGCTGAGTCGTATCAGCGTAAGTTCATTGTGCGCATCCGTCTGGTCGCTGAAGCACCGTAAGGTGGTCTATGAAGACTGTAAACGAAAACTTTTTAGCCGAAAAAGCGGATTGCCCTGCAAGACCGAGACCACAGCTACTGCGCGACATCACTGGCTTATGCCGTCTGCACTCTGAGGAAGCCCTAAAGAATCTGGTCACTCTTATGCGTAAGAGCGAAGACGAAAACATCAGGCTGAAGGCGTGCGAGTCTATCCTTAACCGTGCCTACGGCAAGCCAAGCCAGTCTGTGCTTGTAGGCGAGATGGATGAAGCCGTAAAGAAGGTACTCCAGATCGAGTTCGTGAATGGCAACGACAGTAATCCCACTTCAGCTACCTGAGAAGGTACGATTCCTGTTTAAGCCGATGCGCTATAAGGTGCTATACGGCGGTCGGGGAAGCGGTAAATCTCACAGCATAGCCAAAGCCCTACTGATCAAGGGAAGCAATGAGACGCTACGCATCCTATGTGGTCGTGAGGTACAGGACAGCATCAAGGACTCCGTACACCGACTCCTGTGCGACCAGATCCAGTTGCTCGACATGGAAGACTTCTACAGCATCACCGAGAATGAGATCCGTGGCGCAAACGGCACACTGTTTAGCTTCACTGGCTTCCACCATAACTCTGTAGGTAAGCTGAAGTCATACGAAGGCTACGATATCCTGTGGGTCGAGGAAGGACAAAACTGCTCAGAGAAATCGTGGCGCATCATGTTGCCGACCATCCGTAAGCCCAACAGCGAGATCTGGATCAGTTTTAACCCTGATCTGGAAGAAGATCCTACCTATACACGCTTCGTGGTAAACAAGCCAGAAAACTGCATCAGCGTGGAAATGAACTATGTAGATAATCCATTTTTCCCGAAGGTACTGGAAGATGAGAGACTCTACACACTTACACACAACCCTGCTGATTATGCAAATATTTGGGAAGGCAAGCCGAGGACACTGGCTGAGGGCGCGATCTTTGGCAAAGAGATGGACAAGGTCTACGAGGACAAGCGCATCGGAACTTACGACTACGATCCGACTCAGGCGGTCTTTACAGCGTTTGACATTGGTGTGCGCGATTCTACGGCGGTTTGGTTCGGTCAGCGCATAGGCTCACGGTGGCGCATGATTGACTACTTTGAAGGCACTGACGAAGGCGCACCGTTCTATGTGAAGATGTTGAAAGAGAAGCCATACATTTATGGTGGTCACTTCACCCCACACGACAGCAGGCATAGGGAGTTCGCCACTGGCTTAAGCCCAGACGATGTCTTCCGTCAGCATGGCATCACGCCTTCCGAGACTCCAAACATGAGCATCGAAGACCGTATACACGCAGGCAAGCTGTTCATCGGGCAGTGCGAGTTCGATGAGATCAAGTGCCGTGATGGGATCAGGGCGTTACGCAACTGGCGTTGGGATATCAACAGTCGCACACAGATGCGCAGGCAGACACCGTTGCACAATTGGGCATCACACGGCTGTGATAGCTTTACATACTTTGCTGTGTCTAGTAAGTTGATGCACACATTCGCACCAGTGTATGACTTTAGTAACATAGAGACAGACTTTGCATGACCGACATAGAATCCTTACGGCTTGGCAGTGACAGCAAAAAAGCCACACTTAATGGCGTGCCTGTTCTTGTTAGGATATCTGGCGTTACATCCGAAGCCTACATCGTTTTCCCACAAGAGCGCATTGACTCAGGGTCTGGCAATGTGACATATGTAAACCGTATACTTGGCGCAAAAGACGCACAGCGTCTTGGCTATCATCTGGAGTTGTGTAAATGATCAAAAAAGACGACAAGTTCATGAATGAGATGCGCACTCGATTTGAGTTGAGCATCGAAGCTGACAGCGAGAATCGTGTACGCTCTCTGGATGATGTGCGGTTCGTGTCTGTTCAGGGCGAGCAGTGGGATGAGTACCAGAAGCGCAAGCGCAAGACTCGACCATGCTATGAGTTTAATCGTCTGCGTCAGCACATCCGTCAGGTCACTGGCGATCAGCGTCAGAATCGACCACAGATCAAACTGCGTGCAGTCGAGCAGGGAGACAAAGAGACTGCCGATATCATGCAGGGTCTGATCCGTAACATCGAATCGATCAGCAATGCCGACAAAGCCTATGACACTGGCTTTGAATGGGCAGTAACTGGTGGCTACGGTGTGTGGCGACTGAAGACCGAATACAACAGCAATGATAGCTTTGTGCAAGACATCAAGATCCAAGAGGTCACGAATCCTTTCAGCGTCTACTTCGATCCGAGCGCACAAGAGTTCGACAGGCGTGATGCGCAGTACGCATTTGTGATTACGCGCATCGGCAAGGATGAGTTCAAGCAGAAGTACCCTAACGATGAACTGATTGACTACACTGGCGCGAACTACGACATCCAACACTGGATCGATGATGCCAGTGTCACGCTGTGCGAATACTGGTACAAACAGTACGAAGACAAGAATCTGTTGCTGTTGAGCAATGGCAACACCGTGTACGAAGATGAGATCCCTGATCGCATGGTGCTTGAAGCTAACGGCATCACCGTGATCAAAGAGCGCAAGGTCGAAGTGCCGAAGGTCAAGATGGCTCTGCTGACTGGCGAAGGTGTGATCGAAGAAGCAGATTGGGCAGGGCGGTTCATTCCGATCGTGCCAGTCTACGGCGACATTGTGGACATCGATGGCGAATTCCACTACTCAGGCATGGTTCGCTTCGGCAAAGACGCACAGCGCGTCTACAACTACCATCGCACGACTATGATCGAGACGATCGCCAATGCGCCTAAAGTGCCGTATCTGGTAACGCCCGAGCAGATCAAAGGCTTTGAAGGACTGTGGAAGTCTGCCAATGCTGAGAATATGCCGTTCCTGCCGTATAACCCAGATCCGCGTGCAGGCGGTATGCCACAGCGTTCTGGTGGCGTTGAGATCCCACA